CACGACAGATAGAAATCTTTCCGATAAGATAGAACTTACCGAGCGTAGAATTATGGATGAAATCAAATCTCTACGCGACCATATTACCGAACATAATCAAAAAGAAGATGATGATATGAAAACACTCACCCAATGGAAATGGATGATTGCTGGTGGGGTAATAATCTTAGCTTGGGTAATCTCCAACATTAAATTTGAGTCATTGGTAAAGTTGTTTATATAACTTGATACTTCATCAAGTTTCTGTTATAATAGTCGTTCATTAAATAATTTACTATATTATGTCTCTGTCTATTGATGTGAAGTATTTGCGGTTAATTTCTTCTCGTTTGCGTAACTTCAAACAGAAAGATACTAACCTATTCAATTTTTCTTGTAACTTCTGTGGTGATTCACAGAAAAATAAATCTAAAGCTCGAGGATATGTTTTCGAGAAATCTGGTGGTTTATTTTACAGATGTCACAATTGTGCAGCGAGTACGAACCTTGGCAATCTTATTAAACACACCGACTCAGCCTTATATCAAGAATATATCCTTGAGAGATACAAGGCCGGCGAATCAGGTAACTCCAATTACCAAAAGCCAACTTTCGACATACCACAACCCAAATTTGATAAGATCAAAAAGCAAACAACATTCGAATACGCAGATAGACTTTCGGACTTGCCTTCTGGACATTTTTGTTTAACATACGTACAAAAAAGAAAAATACCAGAAAAGTTTTTTGATAACCTCTATTTCACAACCAACTATGAGAAGTTCATTAAGAAACTCATACCTGATTGTGATAAAGAATTAGTACCTGATGCTCGTCTAGTTATACCTTTCTATGACCATTACAATGAATTAATCGCTGTAACTGGTCGATCATTGGAATCTGGAAGTAAAGTGCTTCGTTATGTTACCGTGAGAACAAACGATTCAAAAGATAAGTTATTGTTTGGTATGGATACAGTTGATTTAAATCAACCAGTAAGAATTGTAGAAGGCCAGTTAGATTCCTTGTTTCTAAATAACTGCATCGCTTCAGGTGATGGAAATCTTTCAATCGCAGCTAAGAATGTAGATTGCAAAGAAAAGATTCTCATCTATGATAATGAAAAAAGAAATAAAGAAATTCTAAAGATGATGCACAATTCGATAGAATTAGGTTATAAGGTAGTGATATGGCCAGATTATATTGAAGCCAAAGATATAAATGAAATGGTAATGTCAGGCATTTCACCTGACGCAATTGAAGAAATTATAAGTAATAATACTTTTTCTGGTTTGGAAGCACAAACTAGATTTACATTTTGGAAAAGAGTTTAACATGAAAGTTAATTTGATTAGTTATTCACAAATAGCACGAACATCAGGTGGTGGCATTGAAAAAGATTTACAAGAGTTAGTCGCTTTCTGTGCAAGAGTATCAAATCCCAGTAACCAATCAAATAAAGAAACAAGTGAGAAGTTAATTCGTTATCTCATCAAAAACCAACACTGGTCACCTTTAGAGATGGTGAGTATGTGTTTAGAAATTGAAACCACAAGAGATATTGCTAGACAGATGCTTCGTCACCGTTCTTTTTCTTTTCAGGAATTTTCACAGCGTTATGCTAATCCTGTAGAAGATTTGGATTTTGTGTATCGTGAAGCTAGATTACAAGATACAAAGAATCGACAAAATTCTATTGAAACGAATGATGATTACTTGCAAGAAAGATGGGAATCAGAACAAGCATCAGTAATTCTAAGAGCAAAACAAGCGTATGAGTGGGCTATAGAAAATGGTCTTGCAAAAGAACAAGCCCGTGTAGTTTTGCCAGAAGGTCTAACAGTATCACGTTTGTATATGAATGGAACCTTGCGTAGTTGGATACACTACATACAGTTACGTTCAGCAAACGGCACACAAAAAGAGCACATGCTCATCGCACGTAAATGTGCAGAAGTAGTTGCCAAAGTATTTCCGATGGCAAAAGAATTCACAGAAAATTAATAACAATAAAATTGGAGCAGCGAATGGAAGATATCATCAATGGTATTAAGGTAGACTATTCTCAAGATAGTTTGTTTGATGAGTTGGGTGTAAAAAGATTAAAAGAATCTTACATGAAAGAGGAAGAAAACTCTCCACAAGAAAGGTTTGCATATGTTTCAAAAGCTTTTAGTTCAAATGAAGAACATGCACAAAGACTTTATAATTATAGTAGCAAGCATTGGCTTAGTTATTCTACTCCCATTCTTAGCTTTGGCCGTAGTAAGCGTGGCCTTCCTATCTCTTGTTTCTTACCTTATTTGGATGATAGTGCTGAGGGCTTGGTCGATACGTTATCGGAAGTCAACTGGCTTTCAATGTTAGGAGGAGGAGTTGGAATTGGTCTTGGTATTCGTTCTGCTGATGATAAGTCTGTTGGCATTATGCCTCACTTGCGTACCTATGACGCTTCTTCTTTGGCGTATAGGCAAGGTAGGACCCGCCGCGGTTCTTACGCTGCTTATCTTGATATTAGTCATCCAGATATTCTTATTTTCTTAGAGATGCGTAAACCAACGGGTGATCAAAACATGCGTTGTTTGAATTTACATCACGGAATTAACATTACAGATGACTTCATGCATTTAATTGAAAAGTGTATGTTAGACCATGATGCAGATGATACATGGGAACTAAAAGATCCACATAGTGGTGAAGTACGTGACAAAGTTTCTGCGAGAGAATTGTGGCAACGTGTACTTGAAATGCGTATGATGACGGGTGAACCATATTTGCATTTTATTGATACAAGTAATCGTGCAATGCCAGAATTTCAAAAGAAATTAGGTCTATCAATTAAACAAAGTAATCTATGCAGCGAAATTATTTTACCAACCGACAAAGAAAGAACTGCTGTTTGCTGTCTTTCGTCATTGAATTTGGAGTATTTTGATGAGTGGAAAAATGATAAACTTTTTTTACGGGACACGGCTGAAATGCTGGATAATGTACTTCAGTACTTTATTAGCAATGCTCCTGATCACATTAGCCGAGCCAGGTACTCTGCTATCCAAGAGCGCAGCATTGGTGTGGGGGCTCTTGGTTTTCACGCTTATCTACAGAGAAATGGCATACCGTTTGAGTCGGCGCTGGCAACATCTTCAAACAATAAAATATTTAAACACATACGAGAAGGATTAAATGAAGCGAATCTTCAATTGGGTGCTGAACGAGGTGAAGCACCGGATGCTAGAGGCACCGGACTACGTTTCAGTCATCTTATGGCCATTGCTCCTAATGCTTCTAGCTCTATTATCATGGGCAATACTAGCCCTTCTGTTGAGCCTTATCGTGCCAATGCCTATAGACAAGATACTCTTTCTGGAGCCTACTTAAATAAAAATAAGTATTTGGATAAGTTAATCAAGGAGAAATGTGATGCCGACAGCAAATTGGATTATCAAGAAATCTGGTCATCTATCATTGCAAACGATGGTTCCGTCCAACACTTGGATTTCTTGGATGAATGGACCAAAGATGTCTACAAAACTAGTATGGAAATTGACCAAAGATGGATTGTGGACCACGCAGCTAACAGACAAAATTACATTGACCAGGCGCAATCCATTAACCTCTTTTTTAGACCTGATGTAAATGTAAAGTATCTACATGCTGTACACTTTCAGGCTTGGAAACAAGGACTCAAAACACTTTATTACTGCCGTAGTGAGAAATTGGCTAAAGCAGATAAAGTGTCAAAGAGAATCGAAAGAAAAGTGATCGAAGAAATTGATTTGAAGGCTTTAGCAACAGAAGATGTTTGTTTAGCTTGCGAAGGATGATTGATATAAAGTGTCAACAATTGCATTATTTGTGCAACACCCGAAATGTTCGGTTCAATCGTGCAATGGTATAATCAAAGCACTAGGACCGAACTATACATATAAATTATTTACTAAACATGAAATCGAAAACGACTTTTTTGATAATGTGGATCTCTTGTGTTTTCCTGGTGGTGTTGGCGACAGTGATGCTTTCGATACATATTTTAGGCATCACGGGAGTTTTATCCTTGACTACATCAAATCTGGTGGCAGATATCTTGGGATATGTATGGGTGCCTATTGGGCTGATAAACATTATTTTAATATACTGTACGGAGTTGAATCAAAACAATATATTAAAAGACCAAACACCTGTACCAGACGATCATACAGTAAAGCAATTGAATGTAACTGGAACGGCACAGATGATAGATTCTTCTTTTACGATGCACCTACATTTATCGGAGAAGAATCGAATTATGAAGTTGTAGCGAGATATAAAAATGGAGATCCAGCCGCAATTATACAAGGTCGTATAGGTTTGATTGGACCCCATCTCGAAGCAGAAGAATATTGGTATGATAAACCTTATTTGCATCGTCACTGGAATAATGGTAAACATCATACATTATTAAAACAATTTGTTGACAGATTGATGGAGAAGTAGTATGATAGGTGAAATCATTATGTGGGGTTTCTTTTCAGCATGGGGTTGGTTTGGTGCTTCATACATTAAAGAAAAAATATGGCCAGAAAAACCAGCAATAGTACAAGAGGAAAAAAAGAATGAGCAAAAGTAAAGATTACAGCAATTTTGAAACACAAAAAGAAATATTATTGGATTATTTACAAGTAATGATTGCGATTGAAGATTGGCATGGCGTATCAGATGTGGCAAACGATTTGCGTGAATTGGAAGCAAAACAAAATGTAAATTACAAAAGCAAATAAGGAGATATTATGGCTAAGCAAACCGGAACAAGTAAACACAAATCAGTACACAAAAGAACTAAACAGGGTGGACAGAAAAAAACCTCCTCCATGAATAAAACAGAAAAAACATCAAATAAAAAATATAGAGGTCAAGGTCGATGAAAAAAGTTTTAAGATTTACAGCATCATGGTGTGGACCATGTAAAATGCTAGCTAAAACATTAGAAGAAGTTGAAACTAATGTACCAATTGAAGTGATTGATATTGATGTCAATCCAGAAATTGCAACAGAATTTGGCATTCGTAGTGTACCAACATTGGTAATCGTTGAAGATAATATGGCATCAAAAAGACTCATAGGAAATAAAACAAAACAAGAACTAGAGGCATTCATCAATGATTAAAAAGCACGACACAAAACTAACGGACGAAAGAACCGCATTTAAACCATTCGCATATCCTTGGGCATATAATGCATGGTTGCAACATGAACAAGCTCATTGGCTTCATTCAGAAGTTCCAATGATCGAAGATGTAAAAGATTGGAAAAACAAATTAACAACAGAACAGAAACAATTTCTCACACACATTTTTAGATTCTTCACACAAGGCGACATTGATGTGGCAGGTGGTTATGTAAAGAATTATCTTCCTTATTTTCCTCAACCGGAAGTAAGAATGATGTTACTTGGTTTTGCAGCTCGTGAAGCATTACACATTGCAGCATACTCACACTTGATTGAAACATTAGGATTGCCTGATACAATGTACAATCAATTTTTAGAATATCAGGCAATGAGAGATAAACATGATTACGTACTTAATCTTAGCTCACAGAATGGCGATGCTGCTTCTACTGCTACTCACATTGCAGTATTCTCTGCTTTCACCGAAGGGATGCAATTATTCAGTTCCTTTATCATGTTACTTAACTTCCCACGCAACGGTACGATGAAGGGTATGGGACAAATCGTTACTTGGTCTATTGTTGATGAAACAATGCACGCCGAGAATATGATTAAATTGTTCCGTACATATGTGGAAGAAAACAAAGAAATTTGGAATGATGATTTAAAATCGAGAATATATACTATTGCAGAAAAAATGGTGGAACTAGAAGATAAATTTATTGACCTAGCTTTCGAGATGGGTCCAATGGAGAACCTAGATGCAGAAGATGTTAAGCGCTATATTCGCTATATTGCTGACCGTAGGCTTATTTCTCTTGGTCTTAAAGGGATTTTCAAGGTAAAGAAAAATCCATTGCCATGGGTTGAAGAAATGATTAATGCTCCTATTCACGGAAACTTTTTCGAAAATCGTGTTACTGATTACGCAAAAGGTGCCTTGTCGGGACAATGGGAAGAAGTTTGGGGTAAAGCAGCTTAAAAGGAGAAAAAGTGATGAAATGGAAAAATGATTTAATAAAAGATATTAGATATCTTACACCTTGGGATGATAGTGATGGAGATCCAAGAATAGAATTTAGGGGTTGGGCTGAGGTAACTGAAGCGAATAGAATGGTCTTAAGAGATAGATTTTTGAGAGTTTCTGAAAATTGTTCCGCTATACTTGAAATCGGAGTCAATAGAAATGGAGAAAATTCATTTACACAAGTGTTGTTGAAAAATAAGAAAAAAGAAACTATCTATATTGGAATAGATATAGATGATAGAGAATATCTAAACAATGAAGAAGAAAATATTCATGTTATAAGAGGTGATAGTTCCAACTATGAAGAAAATATGAAAATAATAAATCAAATTTTTGAAAAATGTGGAGCAACTAGAAAAGAATTTGACTTTATTTTCATCGACGGGTGGCACAGCGTTAATCAATGTTTAAAAGATTGGGAATACACAAACATTTTAGGAAAAAATGGAATTGTTGGACTTCATGATACAGCATATCATCCTGGTCCAAAAGTATTCATGAGAAATTTAAATAAAGATGAATGGGCTGTTGAAGCAAACGTGATTGAAACTTCTAACGATTGGGGTATTGGTTTTGCATGGAAAAAAGATACCAATAATTGGAATCCAGTTCCCGAAGGATATGAATGGAAAGTAGATCCTCCAAATATGTATTAATTGATTTATGACAATCCGATGACGGTTTTGTTACAATCCCGTTTAAGGATCATGATTTCATAGATAAGTGTGATATTGTGCAAAGGCACAATTCTTATAGGAGAAATCATGAGAAAGTTACTTTTATCTTTATTGTTATTTACAGGAGTCGCATCCGCAGCAGAATTAACTGGCGCTGGTGCGACTTTTCCATTTCCAATCTATGCTAAGTGGGCAGAAGCATATAAAGCATCCACTGGCATTGGTCTGAATTATCAATCAATCGGTTCTGGTGGTGGTATCAAACAAATCAAAGCAAAAACAGTTGACTTTGGTGCAAGTGATATGCCATTGAAGCCTGAAGAATTAGACAAAGAAGGTCTAGTGCAATTTCCAGCAGTAATTGGCGGTGTAGTACCAGTATTCAATCTTGACGGTGTAGCAGCAGGTCAATTAAAATTAACACCAGAAGTTATTGCAAACATTCATCTTGGTAAAATCACAAAGTGGAACGATAAAGCAATTGTTGATTTGAATCCTGGCGTCAATCTACCAGCATTAGCAATCACAGTTGTTCATCGTGCAGATGGTTCAGGCACTACATTTATTTGGACAAACTTTTTAGGTAAAGCAAACGCTGATTTTGCAAAAACTGTTGGCGAAGGCACAGCAGTAAAATGGCCAGTTGGTGTAGGTGGTAAAGGTAATGAAGGTGTTGCTGTTCAAGTACAAAGAATCAAAGGTGCATTTGGCTATGTAGAATATGCATATGCAAAAAGAAATAAAATTGCACACGCACAATTAAAAAATCGTGATGGTGTTTTTGTACAACCAAGTGACGATTCATTCAAAGCCGCAGCAGCAAACGCAGATTGGGCTAATGCACCAGGAATGTATTTGTTGCTCACATGGCAAACAGGTAAAGAAGCATGGCCAGCAACAGGCGCAAGTTTCATTCTCATGCACAAACAACAAGCAGATAGTTTGACAGGTCGTGCAGTTTTGAAATTCTTTGATTGGAGTTGGAAGAATGGTGCCAAGATGAGTGAAGAACTAGAATATGTTCATTTACCACAATCAGTTATTAAATTAAATCAGGACAATTGGAAAAAAGACTTAAAAGGTCCTGACAACAACCCAATTTGGAAATAAGGATAAATTATGAAACTATTTAAAAAATTATCTATCGTAGTTGCACTTGCAGCAGTAATTCCTGCATATGCTGATGAGTATAAAGATACATTGAATATTCTAAGAGAGAAGAATATAATCACTCAAAAAGAATATGAATCAAAACTCAATGCATATGAAGAAAAAGAAGAAAACAAAAAGTTTGCAGAACAAAGAATCGACAAAGATGTTAGTGATTCGGTCAAATACAGACAAGCAAGAGCAAACGATGGTTCAGTCACAGAAAATGGAATCGGACTCAAAAGCAAAGATGGAAACAATACGGCACAGTTTACAGGTCGAATTCATATGGACTATCGCCAATACACACCAGATTATGGTGTCGGCCAAACCACGGATTCGTATCAAAACTTAGCCGAAGTTCGCCGTGCAAGATTTGGTGTTCGTGGACAATTTGCAAAAGACTTCAAATATCAATTGTTAGCAAACTTTGGTGCAAGTGATGGCTTTAGTTCTACATCATCAACAGCAGATGAGATGTGGGTAAACTATGCAGCAAATCCAGAAATGCAATTTCAATTTGGCTTATTCAAGATGCCATTTAGTCTTGAACAAATGACAAGTTCAAACAATCTAGATTTTATGGAACGTAGTTTGATTGGTCAGAATGATACTGAATTTATTCCTGCAAAAGAAACTGGTTTCATGTTACATGGTGTGCCAAAACCTGGCCTTACATATGCTATAGCAGCAAGTAGAGGCAAATCCAATAAGAGCGCAGAGTTCGATGGACTTGATTATATTGGTCGTGTAACAACTAATATTGCTGAACTAACAGGCAGCAAAGCATACACTGCACACTTGGGTGCAGCATACAGCACAGGTGAAATTAAAAGTGGCGTTGCACCAGCCAGTGGTAGAACAGAATCTCGTATGCAGTCTGGTTGGTTTACAGGTTCCGCATTGAGTGGTGCTACTACAAGAACACGCCAAGGATTAGAAGCAGCGTTTGCATATAACGGTTTCAAAGTTCAAGGCGAACAGTTCAATTTTAAATATGATGCTGCAACAGGTAGTGACCAAGAAATCAAAGGGTACTATGTACAAGCAGTTTATAATTTAACTGGCGAATCACATGCATACAAAGATGGTGCGTTTGGTTGGATTAAACCAAATAATCCAATCGACAAAGGTGGTCGTGGTGCGTGGCAGGTTGGTGTACGTATGAGTGAGTTTGATGCAAGTGATGTATCCGTTGCAACAGGCAAGTCAAATCGTGCTACTGCTATGACATACGGTCTAACTTGGTTTTGCACTGACAATCTACGTTTCATGCTCAACTACGTAGATACAAAGTTTGATGCATTAGTTGGTAGTTCTGGTAGTCGTGTAAATGGTGAAAAAGCAATTATGTTTAGAAGTCAATTAAGTTTCTAAAATTTTTTTGTTATATTAAAAGCCTCGTAAGAGGCTTTTTTTTCGTCTAAATAAAGATCGAAGGAGAAATCTATGATCACAATGACTGAACTCGCATCTCGCAAAACTTTAAACTCTTTAAACAAAAGAGGAAAAGGATTAGGTATTAAGGTTGGTGTTAGAACCACAGGTTGCAGTGGTTTGGCCTATACCTTAGAATATGTTGATAGTGTATCGGATACAGATACTATATACGAATCTAACGGTGTTAAAATTTTTGTTGACCCAAAACATATTCCTTATCTGAACGGAATGGAAATAGATTGGAAAAGAAATGGACTCAATGAAGGTTTTGATTTTATAAATTCTTTAGAAAAGAATCGATGTGGTTGTGGTGAAAGTTTTAATATTTAAGGAGAAAGAATGAAATTAACAAAAATACTTTTAATTGGTCTATTATCTTTCGCTGGTATAGGAAATGTTTATGCTGACAAAACAGCAAAAGGTGTAACGTATGATGCACAAATTGTACGGGTAAATGATGGTGATACTGTAGTGATTGCAGCACCCTTTTTACCTTTGCCATTAAAACCTGAATTAGCAGTTCGTATCTATGGTGTAGATACGCCAGAAAAAGGCCATAGAGCTCAATGTCCAAGTGAAGATCAACGTGGTCAAGCAGCAACTGTGTTTACTAAAAATCTAGTTGCAAAGTCCATTAAACGACAAGTCACACTCTATGGTTGGGATAAATTTGGTGGTCGTGTCTTGGGTGATATGATTCTAGATGGTCAAAGTCTCCGTAGTATGTTGATTCAAAACGGTTTCGCTCGGGAATATTTTGGTGAAGCCAAACAATCTTGGTGTCAATAATGGCTTCGTTGAAACACACTTGTGGGGCATGTTCCTCAGAGTTTACAATTAAATATGATGAAAGTAAATGTGAAGATGATCCACACTACTGTCCATTTTGCGGTGAATATTTAATTGAAACTGAGGATTTTGGTGATGATGACGAATGACCTGGTATTTTCATAATACAGGTGAAGAATTTACCGAAGAAAATATAGACGGCCATTTTGGGTTTGTATATCTAATCACACATACTCAAAGTGGTCGTAAATATATTGGTAAAAAATTCTTCACCAAATCTAAGACTACACAAGTTAAAGGTAAGAAAAAGAAAACCCGAGTATCGTCTGATTGGATGACATACTGGGGTTCTAATTTATTACTACAAGAAGAAGTTAAAAAAAATGGTGAAGATCAATACGTAAGAGAGATACTTCACCTCTGTAAAACTAAATCAGAATTGTCTTATTACGAAACGTGGGAGATATTCTCTCGCCACGCACTATTGAATGAATCTTACTACAATCAATGGGTTTCTTGTAAGATTACAAAAAAACATTTACTTAAGTAATTTTGTATTGTTTTCAGGATTCATTGACAACATATTGGAGAATATCTTCTGAGTTTCTTCATTAGATTTCACCATCTCATTCCTAAAACTTTCAACAGCTGCACCAGTTTGACGAGACATTCCTGAATTTTCAATCAGTAACATAGGAATAAAAGTCATAGCACAATTCCATTCTTCAACTTGCTTACCTGTATTGATATCATAACCTTCAACTTTAGTAAACCATGCACATTTAAACTGTACACATTCTTCTTTCATTATAGGACAAAATGTTCCTGGTTTTAATTGCATAATATAATCTCCTTTAAACAAACCAAGTAATAATAGAATATCTAGTGCCTTTGATTACAGGCATGATTTCGTGTGGATACATAAAATTTGAAGGGAACATGATTACTGATCCTTTCTTTAAATTATAAATCAACTCTCTATCAAAGAAAGCAAATTCTCCACCTCCAAAATCATCATTTAGTGCGAAAGAACAAGACACTGCTCTAGGATGTTTTTTGTATGAATCTGTATGTTGCCGGTAAAATTGCCCTACCTCATACTTTAATAAATCATATCCAGAATCTTCTTCTATTTGACTTAGTGGGAAAATATCATTATATTTTCTAATGACCTCATTTGCAACTTTATAAAGTCTATCATCTAAAAGTTTTCTTATTTCGGGATTTTTTAAAATTGTATTTTCGTGTGAAATAGGAATTGTATTTACATTTCTAGCATTTAAATTCATTTCCTCGTATCCTACTCCAGCAAGACACCAATTATCATCATTCTTATACTCATTTATAATTTCATCACATAGTGAGTAGGGAATAATATCTTCATAAATTTGAATGAAATCTGATATTTTATTTTTGGAGTTTATTTTAACTGGTGTTGTTTTTTCTTGTTTCACACTTTCTTCTTTTTTGATTGGAGAATCTTTTTTCTTATCAAAATAAGTATAAGCTTTATCACCTCTACTTCTTACATAATGTAAAAATACCTGAACATATTCTTTACCTAAAAATTGATTTCTCCAATGATCAGCAACACATCCCAAATAAAGCATTGCATCACCTGGTTTTAGAATCAATTCAACTTCATTACCATCAGGAGTTTCAATATAAATTGGCCAATCTTCATCACCATCTAAATGTACAGTTAAACTTATTTCGCAAGCATCTCTATCCCTATGTCTTTCCAAAACACTACCATCTTTATACACTCTAGCATAACTATATGTTGGTAAAACGGTTTCACCTATAATTGTGCTCACCGTTGGTACTTTATCACATAGCATTTCTAAAAAGTCTATGAAATTATATTCCGCTGAAGAATTTGGAGCTTGATTGTCTCCTTGAACCTCATTTTGTTTACAGTGACTTTTGAAGTTGGAAGCCATGACTTTTGCAGCGGCTTCACTAATGAAGTTGGGAATATAGATATAATTATTTTCAGTTAATGATTTATTCATAATATAATCACTTTTTAATTTAATTGTTTTCTGCTGCAGCTGCGGCTTCATCAGCAGCATCTGATGCCGCTAGTGCAGCTTGTTTTATATTATATGCTTGCAACCATACATCATAACAGTTGATAGCCCATTGTGGTAATTCAGTTATATTTTCATTAGGATCGGTCGATCTAAATTCTAACCAACCAGATCCTTGGCCATATTGCAATCCATTTAGATGGGAATTTTGTTTATCTGGCCAAATGGGATTATTCCATTGTAATGCATGTATATTATCTGGTATTCCACATTGAGATAAGTCTAACTCTGATAAACCTTCTTGGTCTGTAACGACAATACCATCAACAGGAATTACTACTAATTTATGTGTTTGAATCATAAAAATTGCCTTTCGGTTAAAAACGAATATACTATTATATATGAATTAGTTTAAAGAAGCAATAATAACATCAATATAATTTACACCTATTGTAGAATTTGGACCAAAAACATTACCACTAGCGGTAATTGTAATTGAGTGATTGTGCGCTCCTGAACTACCTACTGATGCGCCTATCGGCCCACCGGCCGGTACGGCAGTAGTCATAACGGGTACAGCAGGAGTTATTGGAGATGTAGCATTTGTGGGTGTGGTAGCAGTTCCAATAGCAAATCTATTTGTTGATGGCGCAACAGCATGAAGGTGATATGGTAACTGAGCTCCAGTTAAGGTATGGTTACCTACTGTATAAGGAACAGCAACCGATGAAAAAATATATGATGTAGTATTAAAACCTGTTGTGAAATCGACAGTACCTCCAGAACTCAAAGACGATCCATTTACTACTCGAAGTGCGTGATTATTATAATTCACAGTTTCTTTCGTCCAACCAGTGGGTGCGGATGTTTGATGAAAAATTGTTGTTGTTCCAGAATCAAAAATAGCCACGATTAACTCCTAACCGCTATAATAGTGTCAACATATTTTATATTCAAATTTATTTCTGAATTAACTCCACTCTGATTAATTGAACCAGTAACGGCTACAGTTCCAATTGGATGAGTATGTGATCCTCCACCACCAGGGTTATTACTAAAAGTAACTGGTGCTCCCGCTGGGGTACGAGCTACGTTCGTATTACCTGCACCACCTCGTCTAGTTAACAATGCGGATGGGTGTGTTATGGTAGTGTGATTATGCGTTGTCATTGCCGCATCGTCTATCACAGTGGCGTTTACAGCAGAATAAGAAAGTCCAGGTGCCGGTACACCAATGCTATTATAATTTTTAAAAACTGTAGAAAAAGACTCTCCTGTAGTTCTATTAATAACAGAACCGGTAGTTACTCTTAGTGCATAATTATCATATGTAGTATCTTTTGTCCATCCCGTTGGTGGAGTGGTCATTTTCATTATTGTTCTTGATCCTGATTCTATAACTAATGCCATATTAAGTCCTTGTTGCTAAAATTGAATCCACATATTTAATAGCTAAATTTACTGTGGTGAAGGTTACAGGACTTGTTGCTGGATTTAACGGATGATCATGAGCAGTTGCTGTAACTCCAGGATTAACACCACCTGGATTTACCACACCAGGTGTAAAATTGTTAGATACTGTTCTGGCTATTGATGGTCCTGGTATTACAGGAGAAGTTGTGCTGGCAGCAACAGTTGCTGCAGCAGGATAAGGTCCGTGGTTGTGGGAGGGTATCATACTAGATGTAAGTGATGTTCCTCCTACAGTTCCAGTTACCGATAGACTACCTGTTAAAGATTTAGATGACATAACGGAAGAAAATCCTGATGATCCTCCACTTGATACTGATCCTGTAACACATCGTAAAGTATAATCGGTATCTGAAGTGTCTTTAACCCATCCTGTTGGTGCGGATCCTTGTAAAACAAAGACCATAGTGGCACCTTGATAATTAGCTTGCTCTGGATCAGTTGCTACCGAACCAATTACAGAATTTAAAACGAATGTGTTTATCGAAGATAATCTAGGCATATTTAACCAAATGTAATCTCAGAACCAAATACAGACCATGCAGATCCTATTCTTAATAAATTAAATGAATAAAATTCAGTTTTGTTTGCTGTTGGTGTGGGTGCTGCACCGCCAGCCCAATTAATTGTTTGTGCTGCGCCATCTATTTGTACGGCATTTGGTATATATCCTGTTGCACCTTGTACTATAACAATCGTAACTGTAATAGATCGACTTGTTGTGGTTGGTACATTTGTAAAATTCGCAGTAAAGTTTGCTGCAGCACTTGTGTGATAAAAAACAGAACCATCAGTTAAGTTATGAGTTACTGTTCCTGTAGCACCAGTTAATGTACTTAAAACTTCTGTTACTTCTTGTAAAGTGGTGAATCCTGTTACTGTTAAATCACCAGAAATTGTACCACCAGCTGTAGCTAGTCGAGTGTTTGCAGAAGCAAAAGCACCATTAGCATACAAACTCGCTGATGTTACAGTGTTAGCGGTAGTGAATGATGAATTAGCATATGATCCAGCTGTTACAGCTTTACTATCTGCGGTATTTGCTACACCAAATGCCGAATTAGCATATGATCCAGATGTTACTGCTTTACTGTCGGCAGTATTAGCTGAACCAAATGCCGAGTTAGCATAGTTACCAGCTGTTACAGCCTTACCATCAGCGGTAGATGCATTTGTTGTAGCAGTATTAGCTTGACCATAAGCTGAATTAGCATATGATCCAGCACTTGTGGCCTTTTGATCAGCAGTAGTAGCATTGGTAGTTGCTGTATTAGCTTGAGTATAAGCTGAATTAGCATAGTTACCAGCTGTTACTGCTTTACTGTCAGCAGTAGCAGCATCGGTAGTTGCTGTATTTGCTTGCGTGTAAGCTGAATTAGCATATGATCCAGATGTTACTGCTTTACTGTCTGACGTATTAGCAACACTAAATGCAGAGTTAGCATAGTTACCAGCATCAACAGCTTTAGAATCAGCTGTAGATGCATTTGTTGTAGCAGTATTCGCAGCAGCAAAAGCACTATTAGCATAGTTACCAGCTGTTACTGCTTTACCATCAGCTGTAGCAGCATTAGTAGTTGCGGTATTAGCTTGAGTATAAGCTCCATTAGCATAAGATCCTGCTGTTACAGCTTTACCATCAGCAGTTGCAGCATTAGTCGTAGCAGTATTAGCTTGACCATAAGCACTATTAGCATAGTTACCAGCTGTTACAGCTTTACCATCAGCTGTAGATGCATTTGTTGTAGCAGTATTAGCTTGAGTATAGGATGAGTTAGCGTAATCACCTGCCGTTAAAGCTTTAGAGTCAGCAGTAGTAGCATTGGTAGTTGCTGTATTAGCTTGACCATAAGCTGAATTAGCATAGTTACCTGCTGTTACTGCTTTACTATCTGAGGTATTAGCTAAAGCAAAGGCAGCATTAGCATATGATCCAGCTGTTACAGCTTTACCATCAGCTGTAGCAGCATTAGTTGTGGCTGTGTTTGCTTGACTATAAGATGAATTGGCATAACTAGATGCAGCATTAGCAGTGTCTCTAGCATATTGGTCTGAACTACTGGCGCCTGTATTAGCGGCTGCAAATGCCGCATTGGCGTATGTTCCAGCCGTTACAGCTTTTTGGTCTGCTGTATTAGCTGCAGCAAAAGCGCCATTTGCATATGAACTAGAACTTACAGCTGTTTGACTAGTAGTGTTAGCTGTATCATATAAAACTTTAATTACATTTGCGGAAGTTAAATTTGCAAATGTCAGATTACCTGAACCATCGGTTCTAATATAATCATCATTTGAACCACCTGTAATATGAAGGTTTGCAATTGGTCCCAATAAAACACTCTTTGCGATACTTGAATCTACATTAGAACGAATGTTAATCGTATTGCTTGAACCAATGATACGCATTTGTTCATTTTCTTCATTCATGCCACCAGCAGTAAATATGACATCATTTTCTAAAAGTGTACCAATTACAAGGCCACCACCGCCCGTGACTGTATTGCCAGACACATACAAGTAACCATCATTTGGACCAACTAACGTAAATTCAGGATCGGCATGCAGACTACTAGCAATACCCATGTCAATATAAGTATCATTTTCAGTACCGTTATCGGCCGTAGCAACATAATCAGATGATGCGTTATTTCCAGGATTAATGTTTTGAATGTTTATTTGAGAGTAATTATCCTCATTTGTTGATGCTTGAAATACTGTATGTGGCTGATAGTCATATCCAACAGGAATACCAGCATATAATGCGTTATGCCCGTTCGCTTCACCAAAAAATTGACCACTATTACCAGTGACAGTTACAGAAGTAACATTTCCTGTAAAACTAACATTTCCTAAGACACTAAGATCATAGAGGATAGTAACGTTACCAGAGATTGTGCCGCCCGATGAACTAAATTTGGTGTTGGCATCAGCAAATGCAGCGTTTGCGTAAATTGCTGTTGTGTTTGCTGCACCAAAAGCTGAGTTAGCATAACTACCAGCACTCACTGCTTTACTGTCAGCAGTATTCGCTGTATTAAAAGAAGAATTGGCATAACTTGATGCCGCATTAGCAGTATCTCTAGCTAAAGTATCTGGCACTCCTGTATTTGCGGCCGCAAATGCTGCATTAGCATAAAGACCAGAACTATTAGCAGTATAAAATCCTGAATTGGCATAACTAGATGCAGCGTTTGCAGTATCTCTAGCCCAAGAATCGGTAATACCACTATTGGCCACAGCAAAAGCAGCATTAGCATAGTTACCAGCAGAAATAGAATTGACATCTGCTGTGTTGGCAATACCAAACGCTGCATTAGCATAACTGCCAGCTGTTACTGCTTTACCATCAGCTGTAGCAGCATTTGTAGTTGCAGTGTTTGCTTGAGTATAAGCAGAGTTAGCATATTGTCCTGCATCAACAGCTTTACCATCAGCTGTAGCAGCATTTGTAGTTGCTGTATTAGCCACACTAAAGGACGAATTAGCATATGATCCTGCACTTACAGCTTTACTGTCGGCAGTTGCTGCATTTGTAGTTGCTGTATTTGCTTGTGTGTAAGCTGAGTTAGCATAACTACCAGCACTTACCGCTTTACTGTCAGATGTATTTGCTTGAGTATATGCTGAGTTAGCATAGTTACCAGATGTTACTGCTTTACTATCTGCGGTATTTGCTTGAGTGTATGCTGAGTTAGCATAACCACCAACATCAATAATTTTAGAATCTACTGTGTTAGCAGCACCATAAGCACTGTTAGCATAAACTCCGGATGATACTGCTTTGCTGTCGGCAGTCGCAGCATTTGTAGTTGCAGTGTTCGCAACACCAAATGCCGAGTTGGCATAGTTACCAGCTGTTACTGCTTTAGAATCAACAGTGTTGGCCTCACTGAAGGCAGCGTTGGCATAAATGCCAGCTGTTACAGCCTTACCATCAGCGGTAGATGCATTAGTGATTGCGGTATTAGATTGACCATAGGCTGAGTTAGCGTATTCTCCAGCACTTGTGGCCTTTTGATCAGCTGTAGTTGAATTTGTTGTTGCTGTATTAGCTTGAGTATATGCTGAATTGGCATAAGATGAACCACTATTAGCGGCACCAAATGCTGAATTAGAATATGATGCAGTACTTACAGCTTTATCATCAGCTGTAGCAGCATTGGTTACGGCCGTATTGGCTTGACCAAAGGCAGTATTAGCATATTCTCCAGCACTTACTGCTTTACTATCGGCTGTTGCAGCATTAATAGTTGCGGTGTTTGCTTGACTGTATGCTGTATTCGCATAGTTACCAGCTGTTACTGCTTTACCATCAGCTGTAGATGCATTTGTTGTGGCGGTATTAGCTTGACTATACGCAGAGTTAGCATATGATCCCGCATTTACAGCTTTAGTGTCTGCCACTCCAGCATTTGTAGTTGCATTGTTGGCCTGACTGTATGCTGAGTTTGCATAACTACCTGCTATAACAGAAGTATTGGCTTTATTGAAGGCCGAATTCGCTTCGTTAAATGCACTATTAGCATAAAAAGCGGCACTATTCGCTGTATCTCTAGCGTAACTATCTATGCTACCCGATGATGCTGTATTCGCCGCAGAAAATGCCTGATTGGCGTAAGATGCTGCGGAGTTAGCCGCAGCAAAAGCAGAAGATATGTTTGCTGCTACTTCTGTACTTAAATCGGACTGTTGAATTGATCCTGGTTCAATTAATCCGCCTGTTAGTTGTGTTAATGGCATATCTTTTTCTTTTTATTTTTCGTGATTAGAAAGTAATTGAACCTGAACCTGTGAAAGTATAAATTTTAAATCCACCAGAAATTGTTAGTGTTGGAGATCCTGTGGTCGAAGCAGCATCCAGAAAATTTGAAGTATATCTTATAATTACAATTCCGGAACCTCCTGCGCCTCCATTTCCAGTGCCTCCAGGACTATAAGAACCGCTGGCGCCGCCACCGCCGGTGTTTGTAGATCCACTTTGCCCTGCGCTTCCATTAGTACCTCCATCACCCGCTCCTCCTTTTTGAGAAGTTGTAGTAGTTCCTCCTCCGTATCCAGCCCTAGTCAGAGCTGTTGCTCGAGTGTCTTGTCCTGAGCCACCGCCGCCGGCATAATATGTTAAAGTTCCAGATATTGATGATTGAAGTGCTAATCCTCCATCAGAGGCGACAGTTACACCTGTTGTCCATGTTTGTCCGTTACCTCCTGCTCCTCCACCTCCACCGGATGAAAATCTAGTAGAACCATCACCAGTTGCTGCACCGCCGGCATTTCCTTGGCCGGAACTTTGCACGGTGCCACCTGCGCCTCCGCCAGTAAACGTACTCAATCCACCGCCGCCGCCTGATCCACCGGTACCACCACTAGCACCATTATAAGATCCAAAACCTCCTCCTATAGCAGTGACGCTACTAAAAACTGAGTTAGAACCTTTAGATCCACTGGCCGTGGTGCCTCCATTACCACCCGCGCCAACAGTAACAGTTAAAGAAGAACCTTTGGTTATAGAAAAATTAGTTGCTGTTAAAAGTCCTCCAGCTCCACCACCTCCAGAGGATGATCCGTATCCACCACCACCGCCACCCGCAACTACCAAATACTCGACCGTGGGAGTAGTTACGTTGCGCGAAGGATTCGAGGTGTCTCTTCTATTAAATCTTTGTGATCTAATATTTTGTTCTACAAATGACTTGATCGCCATATTACGTTATCTCTGATCCAAAAATACCAAATGAAACATTAGATGATGAAGTATAAACAGTAACCACATCAGTATTTCCCAAAGTCAATCCCAAAGTCAATGCGATACTATCCACCGATTGAACCACATTGTTGTTTGTAATATAGTGTTTTGCAGCAATAGCTTCTCCGGCTGGGCGTACCGCAATACTATAATTTGCATTTGCGGAAGTATTGGCATTTGCAATTGTAATTGTTGATATAACCGCTTGAGTCGCTGCTGGTACAGTATACAAAGTTGTATTTGTAAATGCTGTTGGATTTGATTGTCCTAGTACTTTGAAGGTTTGTGGCATTTTACATTCCCGATAACATTAACATTGTTGGTATTGAAGATTCTGCACTACCGCCGCCACTTACCGCAACATTTGATGCTGCTGTGATTCGACCTTGTGCATCGACAGTAATAGCCGCTGCATTTCCATCCCCGCCATAAGAACCTGCTGTGACTGCGGTGTTTGCAAGATTATGCGATTTTACTTTTGTGTTTGGCATGGGTACCTCTTGAATTTATACACTATTTAGTCAAACTAATTACCGTAAAAAATGTGCTCTTGCAACATAGGATTGGATATATACTTGTACAGGAGTTTTTATGAGTTGCTTACAAAAATTAATCGATTTTCTAACACCGGATCATAAATCGGAGATAGAAGTATTTATTGAGTCTAAAAATCCAAAATCTACGGCTGACGTAGAACATTGGATCCAATATTATTCAAATTACAGGAGAAACTAAAATGTTTTATACATTCCCACCAGTACCGACTTTCAATGAAGTTGCAGAGCGTCAAAAAGATTTTATGAAGGCCTTCATTGACCTTAAAGTTGAAGGTTTCAAGTCATACAATAAAGCTTTTGACCATGCTACATATTCCTTTTTTACTACATATACCAAAGAGTCTGAAAAATTTGTAGTAGGATTAGGAAACTATGCAAAAGAAGCCATTGACTTTGAACCAGGTAAAGTTCAATCAAGTAAAAAGTGATTTAAAATTTTGGTCACCAGTAGAACGAAATGGGTGGTACATTAAATTCTCCATCTCTAAAGATGAAAGTGTACTACTCATTTTTATTTCTGCTTACACTTGTCAAACCATCATTCGGTACTTTGAAAACGAAAATGATGCCGTCAAGTATATAAACTTCCTTTGTGAAAAAGATCCTAGTATATTATTACAAGGTAACGAAAACCCAGCTTAGTCTGGGTATTTTTATGGCAAAAGAAAAAGATTGTCCTCGCTGCGGCACTACTCATACGAAACGTGGTCCCTTTTGCTCAAGGTCTTGCGGCAATGTTCGTGAGCATACTGAAGAAGATAAAAAAGTTCGCCGCAAAAAACTCATCGAATATCACCAAACACCAGAAGGTATTGCTACCCAAGAAAAATCTCGCCGCATGGTTACGGCAATGAATAAAGGTGAAGATTGGAGAGAAATTTCGGTAGATGATTTTGCTGTTGACATTCCTGATGTAACCGATTATAATCTAGATTATGATTCATCGTGGTCTCGGGCAGAAAAGTGGTGAGCTTGACAAACACATTTTTCCGTGTTACAATGACGTATGATTATCAATGGAAAAGTACCGAAAAAACACCTCTTGGCAATTGATCATTTTGCCGAGTTGCTGTTTACGCCTGCGAGAATCGCTCAATTAGAACTTACAATTCGGTACAAAAATCTAGATGTTTTTGGTCTAGTCTATATAGATAATTATAACCTTAAAGGTAAACCAGATTCTTTTATCATTGAAGTAAACCGTTGTTTGAGTATAGATGATAAACTAAAAACCTTGGCGCATGAAATGGTTCACGTAAAACAATATTCGTTGGGATATTTAAATGAACCGATGACAAGATGGCGAGGCAAAAAAGTTTCTAAAAATATTGTATACGAAAACAAACCTTGGGAAATCGAGGCAGAGCTCTACGGTTTAAACCTTTATGAATCTTTTGTAGCAAACTACCAATGAAAGATTTACTTAAATTTCTACCACAAATACTCTCGGCTTTGCCAGAGTTATCAAAATATATCAAAATAATTCCTATACTGCTTGTACTAGCAGGCATTGGTTACGGTGCATACTATTATTTTATGAATTACAAAGACCCCTATAAATGTGTAAACAATCAAGTATTTGAACAAATACGAGTTGATTCAAATGTTTATGTTTTTAAAGGTGAAATTTGCATTGACGGCGAAAGGGTAAATAGTGAGTATAAAGAATGAATCGTCATGTAATATTTGTGGTGAGAAAAAATTTCAACAA